CGATACCTCACCTGGTTCAACGGTGAGGGGTATTTTGTGTGTGGGCAGATACTGAATATCTTGTTGACCTTCAAAATAGGGGTCTGGTATATTCAATACCAGTTTGATTCACGGCCCGAGTGCTTGCTTGGGATACTGCAAGGAATACTCCGATGGCCCTCCCCTACTCTGCTCAACTGGTTTTCGGAAAGCGCTGAACGATGTCTGCGCACAACACAGAAAACCTGAAGCAAGCTGCTGATCTACTGAGCCTGACCACGGTGCTCGCCACCTTGGCAGCATGGCTCCCCCCTCTGGCTGCTCTGGTCAGTATCGTGTGGGGTCTGATTCGGATTTACGAAACCCCAACGGTGCAGAAACTGTTGGAGCGAAGAAAAGCCAAGCAGTGTGTCTGCGAAACCCCCGATCAAACCAAGACTCCGGAGATTCTCTGAATATGCCCAAGCAGATTGCCCAGGTTACTTTGGCTGCCCTTCGTGCGGCTGGTGCTTCGCCCACCAAAGCCAAAGAGCTTCTGGAGCCTACCAAGGCTGCTTGCGCTCTGTTTCAGATCGACACCGCTCAGCGGATCAGCCTATTCCTGGCCAACGCTGCTCATGAGAGCAACAAGTTCCAGTCGATGCAGGAGAACCTGTACTACACGACTCCTGACCGCTTGGTGGCAGTGTTCCCGAGCCGCATCAAGAACTTGAACGAGGCTCAGAGCTTCACCAAGAACCCTCAAAAGCTGGCGAACCGGGTCTACGCCAACCGGATGGGCAATGGTGATGAGGCCTCTGGTGACGGCTGGAAGTACCGTGGTCGTGGGTTGTTTCAGCTCACCTTCCGGGACAACTACAAAGAAGCCCAGGAAGCGCTGAACCGCCCTTACCTCGATCAGCCTGAGCTGGTGGGTGAAGTGTCCGACGCAGTGCTCACTGCAGCCTGGTTCTGGCACAAGGCTGGCTGCAACGAGCTTGTGGACACGCACCAGTACGGTCTGGTGACTCGTTCTATCAACGGCCCTGCCCGCTTGGGCCATGACGATCGGATGGCTCACTACAAGGCGGTCATGGACACCTTGGCTTGATGGGGTAGGTTGAACCTACTTCAAACGAATCTAGGTAGGTTGAGGTGGTCTCAACTTACTTGAGGTGGAACGAAGCCAGATGGCTTCAAACAAGGAGAACGAGATGAAAGAATGGATCCTTGCCCGACTGCGCGAGCCGTCGACCTGGAAGGGCCTGGCTCTGCTGGCTGGTGTGGCCGGCGTCAACGTGAGTCCGGAACTGCTGCCGCAGATCGGCACGGCTGTCGGTGCTGCCATCGGTGCTGTCGACCTGATCCGCCAGGAACGCTGAGACCCCATGGACGAGTTTGACCGAGCCCAAGAGCTGGAGCTGGTGCAGCGAGAAGCTGCTATTGCCCAAGCGAGTGCCAGTACCAACCGAGGGCCGGTCTACTCGGGTCAGTGCCACTACTGCAGTGCTGCCCTACTCCCGCCTCGCAGGTTCTGCGATGGCGAGTGTCGTGAAGGCTGGGACAAGGTGGAAGCTGCGAAGCGACGCAACGGCACCCCGTTGATCCCTGGCATCTTCTACGACGATCCGATGGACGACTTCACCCCTTCAGCCTGAGATGGGTTGGCCCTACTTCAAACCACCTGACACCAGCTAGTGCTGAGTCAACCGGCTTGGATCTGGCTGAAGCGAAGTGACGTGGGCTGCATCGAGACGAGTTCAACTAGGTTGAGTTCGTTTGGGTGCAGCCCGCATCACTTAGGGTAGGTTCAAACCACCTGGATTCACTTCAGATGGGTTGTCTTGACCCGGTTTGAGGCAGGCCTACACTACGCCCCCAGTACAACTACAGGGGTGCGAGATGATCTTGGCTTTGGCAGCTGAGAAGGGTGGGGTAGGGAAGACCACGTTGGCTATCAACCTGGTCGTTTGGAGGGCTCGACAGGGGCGCAGGGTGCTTCTGATTGATGCCGACAAGAAACAGGCGTCAGCGTCCTCCTGGGTGGCTCTACGCATGCACGCAGAGCTTGAGCCTGGTGTCACCTGTGCTGTGCTGGACGGAGAGATGGTCTCCAGCCAGGTCAAGATGTTTGCCCCCTTGTACGACGACATCGTCATCGACGGGAGAGGGGCCAACGACCCAGGGCTGCACGGTGCCTTGGTGGTGTCGCAGCGGTGCTTGACCCCAGCCAAACCAGGCCAGTTCGACTTGAACTCGCTGGGCAACATGGCTGAGCTTGTTGGACTTGCCAGGTCTATGAATCCAGAACTGGACGCACTGGTGGTGCTGAACCAGGCTCTCACCAACGATGGTGATGTGGACGCCTTTGCAGCCCAGGATGCGATCTCTGAGACGGTTCCCAACTACCGGTTGGTCAAGACTGTCTTGCACAGCCGGAAGGCCTTCTCGAACTGTGCCAGGACAGGCATGGCAGTGATGGAGATGGCCCCAGCTGATCCTCGTGCTGTGGCTGAGCTTGATGCTTTGGCTCAGGAGGCATGGGCATGAAGAAGAGTGGCTTTGTGAACCCCATGGCACTGCGCCAGGAGCTGGTCGAGCGCACAGGGGCTTCGCCCCTGCAGCTCGAGCCAGCGGCTGAAGCAGGGCCGTTGAAGGAAGAGAAGCAGGAGAAGAAACCCGAAGTGGTTCAGGTGTCTTCTGCTGATCCCTTGCCCTGGTTGAATGCACATCCCAAGGTGAAGATTCACTTTGGGTTGCGCATACCAGAGAAGCTGCACAAGCAGTTTGAGTACGCTGCCAACCATACGTTGGGCGACAGCATGCAGACGTTTGCTTTGCGGGCTTTGGAAGAAGCAGTGGTGAAGAGGTTGAAGGAGCTTGGAGTAGGTTGAACCTACTTCAACTCGCCAAGTAGTTGATCTGCTCGGTGTACTTGCGGATCCTGGCTTGGTCGAAGCGCATGACACTGGCTCGCAGGTTGCACAGAGAGTCGTGGATCTTCACGATGCGTGCTATGGAGTTGGCTTTGCAGCGATCCAGGTACGCAATCCGGTCTTCACCAGGGATGCGAGTCATGGCAACGACTGCTGCTACTACGCTTGCGTTGAAGAGCACTGCCAGAGTCTCTTTGAGCATCTTGGTGTCTTCCAGGATGTCGTGCAGCCAGGCCACTTGAAGCAGGTCATCGAGAGGCTCTTTGAAAGCAGTAGCGTCTAGGACGCTGTCTTTCACTTCTCGCAAGTGGCAGTAGTACGTCCTGTCGCCGTACATTTGCTTTGCGTGAAACTTGCAAGCGATGTGTTCTGCGAGTTCAACTGACATGGTTGGCTTTCAGGTTCTCGACAAAGAGCACTTGTACGGTGAAACCGTTCAGCTCTTTTTCGCTGGTGCAGAGGTAGCTGCCGTTGCCGTAGCGCTTAGACATGCGACTGGACAGCGAAGCACGAAGAGAGGCGGCTTCGTCTGCGGTTTTGACTTGGTGAGTGAAGACATCGCCTGGCTTGCAGGTGTCCAGGAAGCTCAGGTAGACATCTGCCCAGCGGAACTGGACAGGGCCACGGCTGCGAAGAGGCTTTTCAGGCTCAGGCTGAGCCAGTTTGGCGTTGCCAAAGGTCTGGCCTTCGTAGAGCACTGCGAACTGAGCTCCGCTGGCTTGGAGCAGGGTGACGGCTTGGTGAATGGCTCGTTGTTTGACTTGCATGAACTGGCTCAGGTTGAGGTGGTTTGAACCCAGGTAGGTTCAAACCACTGGCTTAGCCCTCGATCTTCTTGAGGGTCTTGGGGATCTCTGCGTTGCAGCGGTTCTCTTGCGTGCTAAGGACGGTGCGCCCCTTGAAGTCCTCGGCCTTGTAGCAGCCGACTGCACCGCTGACGGTGCTGCACTTCAGTTGAACTTGTGCTGCCTTGGTCTTGGGGTCGATCAGGTCGACGCTGGCCCAGCCGTCGCCTTGAGGGCAGTTGGCTTGCTGCGTCGAGTCGCCTCGGCCCAGGATGTTCAGCGTCTCGAATCCGTTCTCGGCCCGCCACTTCTGGGCGTTGTAGCGGGCGTTGTCGTTGGCCACGGAGCGCTGCAGTTCGAGGGTGTCGAACGACACTTTCTCTTCACCGCAAGCGGCGAGGAACAGTGCGCAAAGCACTGCGAGGATCGCCATGAGTTTCATGTTTCACTTTCTTGGTTTGGTGCCTTTGGACAGGCAGGCACCGTAGCCTGTTTTTCTTCTTACTGGCTTTTCAGAGTGGCAAGGGCTGCGCGGGCTGCTTGTACGCATTCCTCTGTCTCTGGATCCCAGTTGCCGCATTCGCCGCAATTCACCAGACCGGTGTAACGGTCAAGCATCCCTGTCAGCGCTTTACTCAGCAACGCAAGCAGCTCATCACGCTTGGCATCCGCCTTCAGCGCAAGCTCTGCCGCAGCGTGGCGGGCGTCCCGGTGGCCCAGCATGTAAAAGTCCATGCCGGCCGGCACTTGGCGCTCTCGCAAGTTCATGATCTGTCCGTGCAAGTCCATTGCTCTCTCCGTGTTCCTTGCCAGCGTTTCGCGGGTGCTGGCTAACCCTTCACTGAGCCCCGGACCCGCTAAAGCGGGCCGGGTTAGTTCGGCCGTTAGGCGCCATCAGTATTCGACGCGCTCAATGGTGAACTCGTGTTCGCAGTGCTCGCACGTCACCTCCCAGCCTTCGAGCTTGTCCCAGTCGTTCGTGAAGATGCGGCGCGCAATGTCGTGCTCGCAGTCGTGCTGTGCGCGGGCCAGGTCGTTGCTCTCCCCGCACTTCGGGCAGTCAACATGCAGGCTCCAGTCAAGCAGCGCGGTCGGCCTCTTCGCTCCGTCACCAGCGCCTAACCCCTCGCTCAAGCCGAGCACTGCCGGCGTACTTTCTGTGGTCATTTCAACTCCTGTGCCGGCAGTGCCGGCTTAGCTCAAACGTTAGGCCCCGGCCGGCTTGGTCAGCCCGCCACTGCCGCCGCAATCGTGGCAAGGGTCGCCATCGTCCAGATCGCCAGTGCCGCTGCAAGTTCTGCACGGGTGCAGCGGGCGCACGCCAGCGCGCGTCATCTTGGCGGGCGTCGTGTAGGTATCGCGGTAATCGCTCGTCGCCTTGTCGCTTTGCAGCCATTCGTCGCTGACAACAAGCCCCCGGTCGTCCATCCAGTGCGTGGGCCTAACCCCCTCGCTCAGCCCCCGACCTGCGTCGGCGTTGGGGCTTTGGTTCGCTTCGTGTTTCATGGTCTCGCCTCCTTGTCGGGGTTAGCTCGCACGTTAGGCCACTACAGCAGCCCGTAGGCGTGCGGCTGCATCGGTGTGGGGCCGTACTCTTCCGGCCCGTCGCCGCCATCCTCTACGCGCTCTTCATCTTCGTCGGGCGGCGGCGGCTCCATGCCGTGCGGGCAGTGGCGCACGCAGTCAGCGTGTCCTGGCCCGCCCGGCTCGCCGTAGTCGTACTCGCCAGTTTTCAGGTCCACGTACACAGCCTGCGAGCAGTTGTCCCAATCCAGCGGGCAGCGTCTGCCGCCCTCGATTTGCCATAGCCTCGCGCCGTGGCTCACCTGGCCTTCAGTGCCGGCCAGTTGCATCGCGGCGGTTATCAGGTCGTTCAGTGTTTGCATGCCTTGGTCCTCTCGCTTCGGAAACAGTGGCCTAACTGGTCGCTCAAGGGCGACCTCCTACGGGCCTGCGGCCCTACGTCGGCGCCTTAGCTCCAACGTTAGGCCCGCATACCCGCTCGATGAAGCGCAGGCCCATGCCGAGGGGTACACGATCACCGTAAGCGCTAAACAGCGTCGGTTCAAAAAGCACGGTGCGCTGCGTGATCTCTGCAATCGTCAGCGTCACGCATACCGTCGCGCCATTACGCAGGATGTGCCACGTTTCGCCGGGTTTCGGTGTCACGCATCTATCAACGTTGGTGCATAGGCCAGGTGTCGGGCAGGCAAGGCACGGGCTCACCACCAACGGGCCTAACCCCTCGCTCAAGCGCGACCCATCGCGGTGGGTGGCGTCGTCTGCACTCGGTAGCTTCTCAGTCATCGGTCTTCCTTTGCGCCGCGCTGGGCGGCTTAGCTCGAACGTTAGGGCGCACGCGGCGGGCGCAGCTTGTGCGCCTTCAGCAGCGCGGCTTCGATCAACTCCGCAGGCGTCTCGGGCTGCTCTGCCATCCACTGCACTAGCCATGTGGGCAGGCGTAGCGGGACGTTGACGCGGCGCAGGCCGGGTGGTGCGGGGGGGCGCCCCCCCTTTGCTTTTGTCGTTCATGCTTCAATCACGCAGCAATCGACGCGACCGTCTGCATGCACTCGATGGCACCACACACCGGGGAAGCGGCCATAAACCTGCGCCTTGCAGCCAAGCACCACGTAGGCCGGCTTGCCTTGCTTTTGCGCGACAGCTTGCGCGCGCAAAGCGGACTTGACGAAAGGCGCGTGGATCGTGGTCACTGTCCAGGCAGCAACAGCGCACCGCTCGCGCTCTGCGGCCACGCGCGCATCTGCCCACGCCTGCAAACGATGGGCTGCCAGTTCATCAGGCAACTCGTCGCGGATGTATTGCGGCATCCGCTCCGGTGGCGTCAGCGGCCGATCTTGTGCGGGCACGTAGCCCCACTGCGTAGCAAGGCGCTTTTGCACTGACTTGCACGCTAGGTTGGGATGCTCTTGTGCGGGCGCTGCTGAAGGACACACCTGATGCCCGTTGCGAGCCCAGACGCAATCCTTAGGCGAGATTGCGCTTTGCTGCTCTTGTGCGGGCGGGTGGGCGTAGAGCTTGGCCCCTACTTCTGCGATGTAGCTTGAATGCCACACAAGCATCGGATAGTTGCCGACAGGCGATTGCATCCATTCCGCCACCGGCCCGGTTCCCTTTGCACGCCACTGAGATACGGCTTCAGCAGCAAGCCTGCAGCTACTCGCTTCTTGGAGGCTGCCGTCATCGTTGAACGTCTCCAGTAGGTGCTCTGCAGCTCCTTCAGCGATGCCTTCAGCGTGTTCAAGAGACTCCGCCTTGATGCTGAGAGTAATGAGTACTTGGTGTGTGTTCATATGTAGTTGGCATCTGCCACTGGATCGTTGAAGATCAGCGCTTTGCTGTCTGGATCTACCATGAAGTTGTGTTTATGGATGTCCAGAGTGAAGTGAAGGCCGTTGCTGGCCATCTGAGCCAGGTTGGAGAACACTTGCTGTTCTTCTGTGAGAAGCTCTTCAAGGGAGCTCAGCTGATCACAGAAGTAGTAAGCGTCGTTGAAGTTGCGAAAGTTCTTAGAACCACAAGTGAGATTACAGATCTCTTGCTGCCGTTTATGCGCTAGGCTGCCTAGCCTTACTGGCAGCAGCTTTTTCGTGACAAAAGCAAAGATGCTTCTGCCATCTTGCTGCTCTCCAATGATCCCGAGGTTCTCGATGATCTTGGGAAGAGCCGTGCTGTGGAAGTAGTCTCGGATGCCTTCGTAGGCCACCGAGTCCACAGTGATCTTCAGCACCTGGCTGGGGTCTCGCCACTGGTAGACGTTGCAGAAGGTGCCTTTGCCCAGTGGACGTTGGCCACTGAGCTTCAAATCTTTGAGTGCCTTGCGCCCATCGCGGCAAGACAGGCTGAGTTCCCGCCAGCTCATCAGTAGTCCCAGTCGTCCCCAGGCACAGCCAGGGCACGTTCTTCGGCTTCGATGGCGACGCCAGCTTCGCTGACGAGTTCGAACCAGTCCTTCTCTTTCATCTTGGCTTCAAGCCACGGGGCAGGGCGGCCACGTCGATCGCAGACGGTGAGATCCATCTCAGCGGCTATGGCTTCTTCTGCTCCGTCAGGGCTGTAGCCCAGGAAGACGGGTTCGCCACGGTCAAACGAGTTGACCTGGCACACGCAGGGAATGCCCTGCACACGGGTCTTGAAAGTGATCATGGTCAGGAATGAAAAAAGCCCCGGTGAAGGGGCTTGGGAGGGGTTTCGTAGGGGCAAATCGCCTACCTTGATATTTGCGGTTATCAAGGGTGCGACTGCCCTACATGGCTTGCTTAGGCCGGCACAGCCCAGCGGCGCTCACGGGGCACAGCAGGCCCACGGTTCACGATGGCCGACTGCACCTTGCCGATACTGGCTGCGTACAGGCGAGCTTCTTCGCGGGTGGCGAAGTACTCTTCTGCCGGCTTGCGGGGAGTCACCGGGATCGGGCTCTTGGTCGGTGCCGTCGACACTGGCACAGCCGGCAGCACCACCACCGCAGGAGCCTGCGGAGCAGGCGTGGGCTTCGGCTGCAGGTAGGCCAAGTCGGCTTCCGTGAACGGGACACCGATCTCCTTCCAGTAGACGACACCCGTGCCGCCGACCAGCTTGCGGTTCACCGAGTTGCTCTGGATGAACAGGTCGAAGTTTTTGTGATCGCCGGGGTGCAGACGGGCGTTGCGATTATTGGGCAGGCCGATCATCGAGCGAGCTTGCTTGCCTGAGAAGATCTTGCCGCTGGCACGGTCACGCACCAGGATCAGCTTGTCGTGCTGGACCCTGGCTTCGGTCTTTGTCAGTTGGTAGAAGGCCGAGCCCTTCAGGTGCTCCATGCGGTGCTTCAGGATGAACGGACGGATCTCGATGCCGTTGTCTTCCTGGGGCACCACGTACAGGCTGACCTTGCCGCTGATGTCTTCCAGAGCGGTGATGTCCACCTTGGAGGCGTCGGCGTAGAAAGCGCTGGTTGCACGCACACCTGCCGAACGCTGAGTGAAGTACGCGTCCACCGCTGCGGTGTTTTTCTTGGTCGACTCAGCCAGTCCGGTGAGTGTGGTTTCCCACTTCTGGATGTTGCCTTCGGGGATGCCCAGATCGAGGATCTCGTTCATGGTGCTGCTGCGGATGCTGGTAGGCACGCGGAACACAAAAGACCAACGCCCGGTCTTCATGGCTTCCTTGATCATGGCCCTCAGACGCGCATGCGGGTAGGTCGGGCTGCCGGTCTCTTCACCATCGGTGGTGACGATGACCAGGAACGACACGTCCTGCTTCTGGGCGTCGGGCAGGGTCAGCAGCATGGCCATCATGTGGCCGACAGCGTCGTACAGCGGAGTGCCACCTTTAGCTTGCCAGCTCGTGACCGGGCGCAGCACGTGCGGGTTGCTGACCATCACCGTGACTCGGGCGTCTCCGCCTGCTTCAGCCACCGAAACGACGGTGTCGAGCATCTCGCGGCTCGAAGCGTCCTTGATGGCATTGATCTGCGTGTTGTAGTCGGAGATGGCACCGCGAGCCAGGTGGCCCATCGAGCCAGAGTGGTCGTTGACGAAAGCGATGTAGTTCTTCATGGGTTCTTGGTTGGGGAAGTGAGTGCTTCTTTGGCTTCGCGGCACACCTTCAGGATCTCTTCAGGTCTGGCGTCGTTGGGAAGCGTGGTTGGATGAGCCCAGTCGGGCCAGAAGACATCCAGCGCAGCACCGAGCTTCACGGTGTCATGCTGGATTTCGGGCAGCTCTTGCCAGCGCATGCTGGCGATGAGCTCCCGGTTGGCCCAAGCCACGACTTCCACGTTGTCCCGGATGATCGGGTAGATGGCGTCGTGAATCAGGGCACAAGGGAGGATGTCGAGGCGGTAAGGCGAAGCCCAGACTTTTCGCCAGAAGTCAACTGCAGCTCTGTTATTGAGCAGCCCGTAAGACTGGCCAAGAGCATTGCCTGCTGTTCGACCTTCAGCAGCAGCTTCGTAGGGCATGTGCTTGGATCCGAACACGACCTGTTTGAGCAGGGGAGTTCGGACTCGCAGCCCAAAGGCCACGGCCACGAAGCCATCTTTGGAGGCCTGCTGAAGCCTGGACTGAACGTAGGCATCACTGACCTTGTAGAGCTCGTGGTAGTTGGCTTCGATGGCTTGGGATTTCTCTTTCTCCCAGCCCAGGTTGCTCATCATTCCGTGGTAAGTGCCACCGTATGTGAGCAAGAAGGTTGGTGCCTTACTGTCCTGACGAAGCTCAGGGTGCGTCTTCTTGATCTGGTTGACCGACTTCGGATCTTCCAGGTCGATGTGCCCCAGTTGATCTCGGAAGTAGTACGCAGCCCGCAGGCAGTGACCGTCGAAGCCTTTGATGTAGACGTTCAGCTTGTTGGGATCTTTGGTTGTCAGCGCACTGATGTAGTCCTCAAGTGAGTTGAAATCGGCACCGCAGAACAGCCAGCCAGGTGGCCCCATGAACAAGCTCTTGATGAGCTTGCCGAAGATGGATCCAGCTGGGATGTTCTGCAGGTTGGGGTCAGATGAACTCAACCTACCTGACACCGTGCCGCCGAGGTTGAAGCTGCCGTGAAGCCAGACGATCCCGTCTTTGGCTTTGACGATGGCCCCCTCGAAGGCAGGGATGAAGGTGCTCAGGATCTTGGCTACCTTGCCGTGGCTGATGAGCGCTGAGAGCAAGGCTTTCTGGGCTGGATCTTCTGTGTGGTTGATCAGCTTTTCGAGCGTGTCTGCGCCTGTAGAAGGCTGCTTGGTGTCAGTCAGATCCAGCACAGGCAAGCCCATGTGCTCGTACAGCAGCACCTGGAGTTGGGGACCAGAGTTCGGGTTGAACTGCAGATCTTTGAACTTCTCCAGCGGGTGCTGCTTGACCTTCAGCTTGGCGTTGGCTGCCTGCATAGCTTTGGTCTGCACGTGCAGGTTCATTGCCTGGATCAGCGGGCTGCCTTCGATCACCTTGAGGTGATCGGCCTCCATGGCTTGAAGCTCAGCCTTGACCTTTTGGATCCTGGCTGCGTTCATTGGCAGGCCAGTGAGCTCCATCTGGATGATGAGCTTCTGGCTGGGCATCATCAGCTCGTCGTAGAGCTTCTGCTGCTGGTCTGCCACCATGGTTGGATGGTGCTTGCCATGGACGTACCAGGTGGACAGAGCGTCGACCAGGTTGTAGGTCAGCAACTTGGGAAGAGGAATCTTTCGGATGTCCTTGATCTCGTCTTCAGCCCAGTTGCCTGCAAACTCGTGAGCCTGGTGTTTCAGGCCCAAGGTGTTGCCAGCAGTGGAGTTGACAGCCAGGTACGTGATGATCTTGGTGTCATCCCAGCACTTGGTGAGAATCTCCAGGCCGTCCAACAAGCCAGCCGTGTCGAGCAAGTCTTTCATCCACAGCGTGGCGATCAAGACTTTCACGTCATAGGCCGCGTTGTGGAAGATCAGCTTGCCCTTGTAGGTGCAGAAGAACTGTTTCAGCAGCCAACGAACAGGCGTGTTGTCACGCTTGCAGCCAAAGAACCCGTCCATAGGTTCTTCGTAGGGCAGGTAGTCCACCGGAAAAGCCAGACCGTTGTGCTGGTCCCAGGCGAAGGCAACGGTGCCCACGCCCGCTTCCCAGAACTTGAGGCTGAAAGCCTCAAGGTCGCAGGTAAGGGCGGGGTATTGGTGAAGGCTGTCCAGCGCTGAAGCGATGGTGCCCTGGAGCATCGGGTACTGGGCAGAATGGATGATTCCAGCGCCCAGTTGCTGGTACTGCCCTTGGTAGGCATCAGCCAGCGTCTTCAAGCTGGCTTCGAGCTTCACCTTGAGTTCAGGGTTGTAGATCAAAGTTTGATGATTCAGGCCCAGGATCACTTTCATGTGAGTGAAGCCTTCGATGGCACAGGGCAGCACATACCCGTGGTGGACTTCTGCTTTGGCTTGCTTGGCCAGGACTTTGAAGTAGGCACCATCAGCCACGTAGAGATACTCCACACCCATGGCGTGAAGCTCAGGCAAAAGCTGTGCCAGATACTCTTTGATGAACCCGGCAGGCGCTTTGCCTTGCTCGTTGTAGTTCAGAGTCATAGCCAAGAGCTTGTCTCGGGAAACTCCAAGAGCCTCCAAAGGCTCTACGTAGTTGGTAGTCAGTTCCCGGCTGTTGAATGCTGTGCTCTTGTGCAGCATGGCAATGGGGTATGCCGGCTGCTGCTCAGCAAATAGGTGGTAACGCATTTTTCAGCTTTGAAAAAAGAAAAGCCAGATACCGCGCAGGAGCGTGGCTGAGCTTTTTAGCACGGGAGTATCTCTAGATACTAGCTGGGGTGTGTTAAGGCTTTTATGCTAGGATTCCTCAAACCCTAGCAAGGGCTTCTGTTTCTATCTAAGAAACCTTCACATACCTCTTCTAAGGAATCAATATGACAAAAAAAGCAGCTACGGCTCTTCGGTCTGCTTGGGCTCAGTCCCTTCTTGATCAACTAGGCCCCAACCATCGCATCCGTTTTTACAACGGCACTCAGCCGGCAGATATCAGTGCAGCACATACTGGCACTCTGCTGGGCACGCTGACTGCAGATTCGACTCCTGGTTCAGTTGTTTCGGGTGTGCTGACTTTCGACACGGCCAACTACAGCCAGACCAGCGGCTCGCATGTGAACGGCACGCCGACCTACATGAGCTTGGAAACGAACGGTGGCACCCGGATCTATGAACTAGGTACAGCTGATGGTCTGACCTTCACCGGCACGATCCAGAACGGTGTGGACATTGCACGAAACGCTTGGTCTTGGACTGCTCCGGACGCTTAAGACGCTTATGAGCAGCTTGAAAATCATCTACACCCGCAGCCGCAGCT